TTGGCATGGTCCGCCATATCCTTGGCAAAAAAGTCGATTCTGGTCAGTACGGTTTGAAGGTCAGTGTTAGTCATGATTCGGCCCTTTCTCGGCTCGGAGGTTCTAAGGAATCATTACGGGATAAACCAAACGGGTGCAAGCCCCATTATATAGAGAAAGCAAATTATTTGTCGCATTTAGGGGCTTGACTCGCGTAGAGCGCGGGGAATCAATTTTATGGGTTAGAGTGACCGAGATTTAAAACGTGCTTAAAACGGGCTTATATTGAGTTTCAGGCCCTATGGACTCTATTACCGAATCGCGCTAAATAATGGGGGATGCCGAATCAAAACTTAGTTATGCGTTTTGTGCATACCTATGTCAATTTTTGCATAGCTCATTGGCCGGAGAACGAATCATAAACAAAAAACTTAGGTAAATATGAAAGAGTCAATAGTATTTTCCGCTTGACAGATTCGTTGTAAAAATGTCACGTTGCAATTATGTCACGTTGTAAAAATACCACAGTCGATTGTATGCCGTTGCATACCATTGCATCCCATTGTATCCGTTGGTTGCATACAATCGCATACCATCGTATACCATCGCATACAGTCTTATATAAGTATATAAACATATACAAATATTCGAATATAAGCATATTTAAATATAAACATATAAGCATATGCTCATGTGACCCCCTCCAGTGGAAAATGACCCCTCCAGTGGAAAATGACCGTGACCCCCTCCGGTGGAAATTAAGACCCCTCCAGTGGAAATAATTCTTGACCCCACCAGTGGAAAATGCGAGAGTGATTCTATAAGTTGACCCCCACCGTGGGAATTAAGGAGAAGACAAATGGAAATTCGTGAGACATACTATGAACTATACCTTGATGGAACTTTATACCACGAGGGAACATTAGAAGATTGTACAGAATATGCACAACGCTCTCTTGACGATGATTGTGCTGAGGTGTACAAGGTAACTGTAACAGAAGAAAAGGTAGTGATCTAATGGGAAAAGTAAACGCACTATTTCAAGACGCAGAAGAAGCACGAGAGGAAGCACAAATGGCTTACAAGTATCAAACCAATGTTAAGTATAAGGGTATCGAAGAGGTAGAGGTACACTACTGGAATTTTAAAGATATAGCACTTGACTATCTAAATGATTCTGGTAGGTATGGTGATGTAGAGTGGAAAGATGTAAAAGGAGTATGGGAATGAACCAATTCGCACTAGCAACTGAGGTCAATGGTATCGTAATGCGACTTGCGTTACCCACCATGACAAAGCTACAGGCTGAACAGAAGGCCAAGGTACTACGGGAGCTATCTCCCAAGACACCAATATATGTCGTTAACAAAACATCAGAGTAGCGCCGCTACGCAGTGAAACAGGAGTAATTGATATGACACTAGATACACGCATGGTAAGCATGGTACTGGCAGAGAACGCTAACGAGTTCATCACCGTTAAATTCCTGACCAAGGACAACGAAGAGCGTACATACAATGGTCGCTTGAACGTAAAGAAATACCTTGTGGGTGGTGAACGTGGTCGTAAGGCTGCTGACGTTCTCAAGGCTCATAACCTGATCCCTATGTTCGTGGGTAAGGATGGCGAGAAGCCCAAGTACAAGAGCTTCTGTCTTGACCGTGTGTTGGCTATGAAGGCTGGCGGTCGTCACATCTTTGCTATGGGCAGTGAGATCGAATGACACCCCTCATGTGTCTAGCAGCAGCGGTCTTCTTTGAGAGCCGTAGTGAACCTCTGGAAGGACAGAGGGCCGTTGCTGAGGTCGTTATGACTAGGGTAGAATCACCCCGTTGGCCCGACGAAATCTGTGCCGTTGTCTTCCAACACAAGCAGTTCTCGTTCACCCACGATGGAAAATCGGATGATTACAGGAAGTACAACAGCAATGTCTTCGACAGACAAGCGATTGATATAGCTGAGACAATAGCTAAGTCAGTGCTAAAAGGTGATCGTCTTGGCTTGACTTCTACCCACTATCATACTACTTATGTATCACCATATTGGGCCAAAAGTTACCACCGAGATGGTCGCATTGGCACACACGTTTTTTACACAGCACCCGAAGGGAAATGAGAATGTTTAACATGACACTTGAGCAACACTTGGAAGAGATGGGTATCCGTCCCAAGTCAATCATCCGTGAGCTAGAGGAACTCCTTGATCCACGGCTGGAGTATCTGGCAAAGGGCTACTTCAATGACCCCCGCAATGGAAATAATGAGGTGCCGTTCTGATGATTAAAGCAACATACATTGACCATATGGGTAATGACTTGACTGTAGCTAACGCAGCACGGGTCAGCTTTGGTAAGACCAGTGAGATGGAAGACGATCCGTGGGGGCCACCTAAGCTCAAGGCTAAGGATGATAAGCTCATTCGTTACCTAGCCAAGCACAAACACATCAGTCCATTCGGACATTGCTTCGCCAGCTTCCACGTCAAGGCTCCGATCTTTGTAGCACGGCAGCTAGTCAAGCATAAGTTCCTGAGATGGAATGAGATTTCTAGGCGGTATGTTGATGATGAACCTGAGTTATATACTCCTTACGCATGGCGTGGACGCAGTGCCGACAAGAAGCAAGGTAGTGAGGGTGTAGTAAATGTGGGTGACTGGGGAAGCTCAGGCTGGGCGGCACTTAAAGCCTACAAAGACTTACTATCCCATGGTGTAGCACCTGAGCAAGCCCGTATGGAACTACCACAGTCTACTATGACTGAATGGTACTGGTCGGGTTCATTAGATGCCTTCGCTGACATGTGCAACCTTAGATGCAAGCCTGACACACAGGCAGAGACACGAGAGGTAGCTGACCAGATCAGTGATAAGATGAAAGAACTATTCCCTGTGTCGTGGGAGGCTTTGACAGATGGCTAAACTGTATGACCTAGAGCCAATGATAATGGACTGCTGGCATGTATGCGATGACCTACAGGTAGTGTTCAGACAGATAGGTGACGGTGAACGTGAGCCTACGCACGATGAAATGATGAACACCTTGATGGGTATGCAACAGCTATACCAGTGGAAGTTTGAGCAGTTGTTCTTTAAGTATGAGGAGGTAATCCGTGATAAACAGTGAGTGGCGAAAGTTGATAGCAGAACAAGAGGACTTTAAGGAGAACGTAATGGCAGAGCATACAGTAGACATCGTGAATGAACCCAAGCATTATGCACGGTGGAAGATCGAACCTATCACATACATCATGCAGAATGGCTTTGAGTTCTGGCGTGGGAATATTATCAAGTATGCCAGTCGTGCAGGGTACAAGCCCTACGAGGGTATGAGTAAGGCTCAGTGCGAGATCACAGACCTTGAGAAGGTCATACGTTATGCACAGATGCGTATCAATCAACTGGAGGGTAAGGACAAGCTATGACTAAAGAGGAGCTAAAGAAACTCATTAAGGCTTTGGATAAGTCTGAGGATGTCACAGTCGAGGAAGCTGTGTATCTGATCCGAAAGCGACAGCGAGAGTTAGAAAACTTGGAGGTAGAGTATGAGCTTAACTGGGCCTGAGATCGTAGGTATGTGCGAGAAGTTAGCCAACAGGTTTAACTCTCCCTCACACCGTGATGACATGGTACAAGAGGGTGTACTAAAGTGCTACGAGATATTGGCTGAAGATGAGGAGGTACATCCAGCGCACCTCTACAGGGAAGTTAAGAGGCGTATGCACGATTACCTTAACCTTGATGTGTTACCTGTTACAGTGCCAGCGCACAATATCACCCGAAGGCTCACACGGGACATAGACGACAGTGAGGTGGGTAATATGTCTGAGGTTGGTCACAAGTGGCTAAAGTCTGTTTTGTCGTCTAACTCTGGTCAATACAGTGATGAACACAATGGCTCAGAGAAAGATCATACTGAAATATATGAGAATAAGGAGTTCGTAAGATATGTCATAAATGTGGCGATAGAAGAATTAACGGCAGAAGAATGGAGTGTTCTTAAGTTACGTTATTACAGCGACATGACACAACATGAGGTGGCGGATATGTTAGATAAACACCAGAAGTGGGTGTCACGAAGGGAGGACACTGCCTTAACTAAGTTACGAAAGTCAGTTCTGTAACAATTCGTGATGTCTAAGAATTAGAAAAGTATCCCTATAGGTAAGTGTAGGGTTTACATAAGTTATGACTTTAGTTACTTCTACTATTAGTTATAACATAAGAAAGGAACGTAAGTATGGACGATGATGAATACTACAACCAGCTTACTACGCAAGCAAAGGTTCGTAGTCTTGATGATGTCG